TGGCGGGAATATCTGCGGCACCGGATGCCAGTTGAAAGAACCGGTCCAGCACTTCCGGCAAGGTGGCGAATGACGCCGACTTCTGCTCGTACTCTTCTTCCTTGTCGAGCATCAGCGTGCCGTTAATGCCCTTGCCCATAGCAGCAAGGGAGTAGCGGCTGATCAGTTTGCCCTCGTACTCAGTGTTCCCGATACTCTGCATGAAATTGGGAACACGAATAATGTCCACCTTGGCTTCGAAGACCAAAGAGGCAATGTTCGCTGCCGTACCATCAGCCTGCTTAATAGCGCTCATTACTGACTGAAGCACGCTATCGCCCCAGCCTTGATGCATGGCGGCAAATTCGTCATCAGCCTGCGCGACGCCGTGGAAGATGACGAGGCGTGAAGGGTGGATGTTGACCTGTCCACCATCAGCCGACCTCAGCTGGTACATGCCGGGTCGGCCATACCACTCGGATGCAGGGTCGCGGTCGATCTCTCCGGCGGTCAGTTGCTTGCGCGTGAGCACCGTGAGGTACTTCAGCCCGCCCCGGCCAACTCGCTCCGAGTCGAATGGCTCTGCCAGGTCAGCATCACCAGTGCCCAGGACGATTGCAGCACCACCCCAGAGCCGCGCCTTGGTCCGGGCTTCAAGCACTCTGCCCTTGATGTTGAGCCGCTTTTCCTCGGCCTCGATCGCTTCGATCTGCTTGCCATCGGCCTGCCAGTTGCGCCAGGCGCGAACCGCGTCAAAAGCGGGAATGTCCACGATCTTGCGCGGAAGCCAGGCGCCACGATAGGCGGCCAAGATCTCCGCATCGTTCAGCAGCGTCAGACCATAGACCGATGATGCGGCCTTGTCCCGATCGGTCCCCATGCGGGAGACGATGTTGGCCAAGCCGTCGCGGGCAAAGCTGAGGATATTTCCCATGCCCGCTCCTAAAGGTTGGCCAAGGTGAAGGTTGATCCATCAACCAGCAGTTCTGTAAGGGCCCACACCAAAGCGTCGGCCCGGTCAGGCGACCCTTCGCCGACATACCCAGATGCAGTGAAATTGCTCATTTGGTCTTCAAGGTCGGGGAACTGCCCAACATGGTGAACCTTGCCTTGCTCATAGAGAGCGCTAACCGGCTCGGCTCGCACGGCTTTGCCGCGGCTTGCGACCACTTCCTTGAAGGCGGCCTTCTTGTCGGCAGTGGACACGGTGAAGCGCACCATGTCTCCACCGAAGTTTCGCTCGGCCACAATGCGATCGGCACGATGACGATGATAAAGCTCGACCGCTCGCCGGCCCCAGCCTTCTGGAGACAACTGGCACGTGCCATCCTCGAGAACGTAGGCTTCTCCGTTCACGCCCAGGCCTGCCACGACAATGCCGATGTCGTCACCGCCGCCATCGCCCCTAGTGCCAGACGGATCAACCGAAACCACAATCCGTTGCAGTTCTGGCGCTTCCGCTACCCGCAAACTGTCAATGCCGGGCATCTTGCGCCCGTCCGGCGCTAGCCGGTCCTCCATGGACCACAGCGCTCCGTTGACCTCGCTCGCCCATTCGCCGTCTTCAAAGCGCAACCGCTTAGCTGCCGACATGGAGGCAAGAACATCGAAATATTCGGGTGGCAGATTGTCCGAGTTGTCGGTCGGGTTGACCTTCATCTCGGCATAATCGCCCGGGTTGGGTAACGCTTCTTTCGTACCGGGCTTCACATGGGCCCGGAATAACTGATAGCTCCAGTGGAGCTTGGATGGCGGGTTGCAGTCGAAGTAAGCCTTTAGGGCAAGGTGTGCGCGGCCTGTTGCCTTAGCTATTTCCGGCGCCAGTTCCACCAGCTGGGCCAACCGAGACATCGCCGTTTCGACTGATGCCCAAGGGATCTGACTGCTCTCGTTGAAGTAGAGCGTCACGTATTCCTGGCCGAGGATCTTCTCGACACGTTCTTTGTCGTCTAGACCGGCAATCCAAATCTGCGACCCGTTCGGCAGCTCGACATAGAAATCCGTCTTGTCAAACCGTACCCGTAGCGCGGGGAAGCAAAGCTTCAGAACCTTGGGGATCGTATCAGACCAAACCGAAGTCTTGGCGTGGTTGAAGCGAAACCGGAAGATCACATGCCGCGATCCGGGCGCGTTTATGGCCCGCTGAATGAGGGCTCGGATCAAAACGAAGGTCTTACCCGAACGCGACCCGCCCCTGAGCAAGATGTTGCGAGCTGGACTGGCCAGGAGGCGATTAGCCTCCCGTTGTTTCTCCGTTAGTTTCACAGACGCCATGGATCACAGTTCGGCATCCTCAGGGGAGACAGACAAAGCAATCTGGCCGGCATGGTCAATCTTGTCGGCGAGCCCCAAATCGCGAGCAATGATGGAAGGGTTGAGCAGCCCTGCCGATGCACCCTCGAACTTCTGGGTGCGGATAATCTCGTCCGCGCGCGTGGTGACTACGGAAAAACCTTCCCGCGCGCTGTACTCCGCCCATGTTGATCGATCGATATCGAGGAAGATGCAGAGCCCGGCAACAGTCATGGCCCGCATCTTTGCAATCGACTCTATTTTGACCGCGCCCTGATAGGCAAATGCTTGCGCCTCATAGAGAGGGTTGGCTTCTACCCATTCGAAATACTCTATGCAGGCTGCCTCAAGATCGTCAGGAGTCGCGAAGATCGGCTTGCGCCCATGGGAGCTGCGCATCTGCCAAAATTGATTACCAACAGGAGCAGCCATTAATCTCCACCTGCTTCTAACCACGCCACAAGGATATGCTCACAGCCCAGCATCATAGCCGCGATGGTCTCGTGCCGGCCATCCACGATCCAGAACCGATCACCGCGCCATTCACCCCTTGGGCAGGGCCACGGCTGGGCAGGTGCGCAACTCATGCGGCGCTGCATGGCTCGTTCAACATCACCAACGGCCATGCGGTCTCGGCAAGCCAGTACGACTTGCTCTATCGGCACATAGCCCGTGATGACCTTAGCGCCTGGCGGCACAATCATGCTGCGATCTTCGGGAATGCGCAGCGATTGCATTGGCTAGTTCGCCTCTTGGCCTTCCATCTCAACGATGGCGTCGAACAATAGCCTAGCATCACAGGCACCAAGCGTTTCGATCGCTATCGCAGCGACGGCGGCAAATAGCTCGGCAATCTCTTGTGGATCGGTGATTTCCGCTTCACCGTCATCCTCGTCGGCGCTGATGAGGGTGAACATCGCGGGGCCTGTGATTGTGGATGGGGTTAGGCTGCGGCAGCGTCGACCTTCCCCGCTGCAAAGAGGGCCGCATGAGGGTCCCACTCAACCGTCTGGTCTGCGCCCGCCTGATAGCGCCCGGCTTCGGGGCCCGAGACGGCTTCAGACAGTCCTTGGAGAACAGCGTTGCCCACACCCATAGCGTTCGGCGCTGCGCCTGCGGAATAACTCACGATAGGGCCGTTCCACATCGCATCACGATAACGGGGCCACACATCACGGTAGCGCTCAATGAACACTGTCTTGCTAATCGATGTGCCGCTGATCTCGGCAACCTTCGCCTTAATCTTCTTGAACTGCTTTTCGGATGGCGGGCCTTCCATGCCGTCAGTGAAACCTTCAAACCAAGCCTTAAACTCGGAAAGGGTCATGGCAATCTCCGATGTGGATGGGGTCGAGCGGGCGACTGCGGGCTAATGAGCTTCTGATGTATTATTCGCCGCGCTCGATGAGGTACGAACCGGACTAGACCACGCGCTACCCACCCCGGCTTGCGGATCTGGCCTTGGTCAGGCGCGGGCTGCATCGCAACTCGCTCCCAAGACTTCGATCAACTCACGGGCCTTTAGCCTTGTCCGTCTGCCGGTTCGATTGGTTGCGTCTTAAACAACGCGATTTGTGAGAGACAACGTTGATTGCGTCTCTGGAATGAGCATCAAGACGGGCCGGTCTCGGTGGCACGTTCGTCCACCATTGGCTCTGGATCAAAGATGGTGTGCACTACCACCAATGAAACGGTGCCGGCAGGCCAAACCCTCGTTGCCGCCGCCTTGATTTGAATTGAGGGCAGAACATTGTGCCACTCGACCTGCACGTGGCTCCTGCTCGCCGCGCTCGCCCTACGGTCAGGTTCGGGTTACCGGCGTTCCTCAAACTATAAAGCCCGCCGCCAGATTATAGTTTGGCGCTTGGAACTTGAAACTAGGGGTGCGGTATTCAACAGGGCCGGCCCGTCGGCACTTCCTGATTACTGACCGCATTTCGTTGGCCCGAGGCATCTAGGCGACCGTCTCGCCACTCTGCCACCAACGCTCCGAGAATCTCTTACCTGGCCAGCTTGTCGGAAGCGCCTGTACCGGGAGCTTTGCAGAACAAGGCCTGCAATAGGAATTTTGGGTGCAAAAAGGAATGCGACGATCTGCTGCTGGATCGCTGGGTTCCGCCGGGCAAAGCCACAAGTTACAGCCATAAGGCACGCGGGTTATCCGAAGGATAAACTACCCTGCTTCGCGATCCGACGCAAGCCCCAACAAAATCTCATCTGGGTTGTCCAGTTTAAGCCGGGTTTCGCGCCCGAAAATGGTCACGGTAGCCTCTACAACACCGTTGCCTAGAACCTCCTCGATGGTAGCAATAAATGTTGCGAACGGCCCTGCGGATACCGTCATCTGGCGACCCGGCCAGTACATTCGGTTGCGGCGGTCCTTTGGGTCTTCTGTGGTCGGGATGCCAAACTCGCGGCGGCGCTGCCGGCGAAGGAACTCAGCAACATGCTTGTCCTCTATGGACATCGGGCGGAACTCGCCGCGTTCGTCAGCCGACCGGACGAAGCTTTTGACGCCTTGGCAAAGCCGCACATCCCCGAAATGGGGATTGCCATATCGATCGTGCCGTTCCTCCGGGAACTTGAGAAAGAGATAGCCGGTCAACAGCGGGCGGAACCGCACCTTGCGTGCTCCGGTCTTGCGGTTGCGATGCTGGATGGATTGGCTAGGCAAAAACACCCTAAAGCCTGCACGGCGCAACTCGCCCACGGCCTTCTTCTCGCAGCCAGGGTTCGTCACCACCACAAACCAGTTGCGGGGCTCAGTGCGCCAGCTCGGCTTCTTCGCTTCGTCTGCCATTTGTCTCAGCCTCTTTGGTATGGATTAGGTGGGGGTGTCTAGCAAAACGGCAGCGGCAAGCAGGACAGCCAAATCGCTCCTGCGACGCCAATGCCAATGCCCAAAAATGGGACTGCAAACATCGCGACCATCGTAACGAAGCCAACGATCAGCAGCGCGCCTGCCAGGATGCCTGCAAAAATGCCTTCGAATAGCTCGCTCATTCTTCTCTCCCCTTGTTCACAGAATGGGTGGGTCAATAAGCCTTACCGCCAGCCTTGGCGCGGTTCTCGGGCTTGTGGTCAGCGCGAGCGGCGTTGTATTCGGCCTTCTCGACATAGGCACCGCCCAGATCGAGACCGAGGAAGCCCGCAATGTCGAAGATGCGGTGCAGAGCGTCCGCTAGTTCCACCTCCACCATCGGTCGGTGCGGGAGCTTGTCGTCGTTGATGCCCTTGCGATGACCTTCCAAAGCCTCGCTAACCTCGGAGTGGATCAGCGCCAATTTGCACGGCACGGTGTATGGGTTGGCCCTAGTGGCATCGTCCCACCATCCCGCGTCCACAGATCGCCCATGAGAGAACTGCACCAGTTCGTTGATGCTCTCGGCTTTGCTGCTCATCATTCGCTCTCCTTGTTCACACACTGCATGACGCCGGATATCTGGCCGCAGTAGCTCAGTAGCTTGCCGTCCTTGGTCAGGAGGCCGAAGGGGGCGTTGGGGCTGTTGCAGCCCTCACAGAAGCTCACCAGTGCGCGGGGAACGATCACATGCCCTGACCGCTCAAATGCTGGGCCGCTGACACGGAGAACTGAGGGCATCACCACTTCGCCTTCCGCATCGGTATCTCTGGCATTGGAGGGGGTTCACGATCAGCCTCGGTGAGCATGGCGATCATGCGGCGCTCGCGGCGCAGTAGCTGGTATAGGTGTTGAGCCTCAGGAGATGAGGCAGGCAGGTGGCGCAAGTCCCGAGTAATGGCCGCTTCACTGGCTCTGTGGCCGTCTAGGCGCTGTTTGACGCTCATGCTGACGCCCTCGTGTCGCCCATATCGCCATCAGCGTCGGGATCGCCCACTCGGATGCGGCTGACTAGCCGATGCACTGCTGCGCCTGCTGTTCCGCTGATCTGGCTTTGGCCCGTGTAGCTCTTGCCGTTTGTGCGGATCAGTTCTTCCACCTCCGCCAGCGGCATATCGGCAGTGTAGATGTCCCTGCCTCCGAAGTTCAGTTTTATGATGCCATGCTCGCGGGTAACGGGCGGCGCTTCGGTCAAAGTGATCATCCGGTCGGCTTCCCGACACCATTCCCCGAGGGACCCCGATGACGGCGCGAACTTGTTGTCGAAGCCAGGCTGCCGGCCCGAAATGATGCGGCGCAACACCTGGTCAACAGCCCGGTAAGAGCACCCGTCGATGGCCATGAAATAGCCCCGCACCGCAGCCGAGCTATCCTGTGCGGCTTGGGAGGGATAGGAGCTGAACATGATGCCCATCAGGTCCAGGATTTGGTCTGTCTGCTGGCTGTCCATTTCGGAGGCTTTCACGGAGGGTGGAGATTACGTCGGCTTTGGATGCAGGCTTGGGCAATGAAGCGGACGGGGACCCTCG